TTCTGCACCTGCTTCTAGAACTTCCCTTAATGCTCTTTCTGATAAACCAAGTTCTAAAAGTTTTCCAACTTTTTCTGAAAACTTAATCGCCGTATTTGCTTGCGCTTCTAAACCTGTTACAAAGTCTTGATCTTCAATAGCAGAAGCAAAATCTATAGTTCCAGTAATAGATCCGGAAATAGCATCTCTAAATTCGTTAAAGGCTTCTTTAGCGCTTTGAAGTTGATCTTCAGCAGATGAGAAAGCAGAACCTAATTCATCCTTAACAACTCCGGAAAGATCGGAAAACCTATCTGCTGTTTGTTCTGTTACTGATCTTATTCCGTTAAATTCTTTTCGCATATCATCAACAGCGACTTTGGCGGCATCTAGAGATCCCTGTATTGTTTTAGGGCTAGTTCCTGCAACAAAAGAAGCAAAGTCTTGTGAAGTTTTTTTAATACGTTCTTGTGCTCTTTGTAAATCTTGTAATGCTTTTTCTTTTTCTTTTGCCGCTTTTTCTGCAGCCTTTAATGCTTCGGCTTCTTCTTTTTCTACATCTATAACTTCTTCAGTAGAGTTTGTTAGATAACCTAAAGATTTTGCTAATGCTGTATATCGATCTCCAGCAAGTTGAGCGACAAGGGCATTATTTTCGTTAGAAGTTTTTAATTCATCGCCTTTATCTGCAACTGAACCAAACAAATCACCTATTGCAGGAATCGCGGCACCTAAAGGTCCAAGGATACTGAAAACAATTTGTTGCCCAGTTTTTTCTATTGCCTTGGTAAATCGATTTGTTCCATCAATCGATAAATCAATTTCTCCAATGTAATATCCAAGACCAACAATAAAATCACCTAATCGATCACCCATATTTGTAATCGAATCAGCAACTCCACCTACTCCATCCATTTTATTTGCAGCAAGTTGTAAAGCAAGAATTAAGTCATAACCTATTGCCTCTTGTGCTTCTCCTACGCGTTCGGTTAGGATAGAAATCTTTCCAGCCATAGTTCCGGCTGCTGCTGCAGATGCTCCTTGAAATTTATCTTCTAAACTTGTTAATGCAGCATCTAAATCTTTATTTTTAATTATTGTTTTATCTAAAGGAACACCAAGACGAGTTAAAGCAGTAAAATTTCCGATCGCTGCCTTGCTCATAGCCATTGTTACTGATTCTAAATCTCTTCCGGTTGATGCTGAAATATTTAAAGAGAGTTCTAAAATTCTTTGTGCTTGCGCAACATCGTTAGTTGCAAGAACAAGTTGATTCATTGCAGGTCGTAGTTGCATATCTGAAACGCCAGTAGCAAACTGCATTTGTGTTATAAAATTTTCTACCTGCGTTTGTTGAAAACCAACACCTAGATTTTGTAAAGTTCTATTTAAATTAGCAATAGTTTTTTCTTCGGCTATTGCAGCCCTAACTGCATCCACTCCAAGTTTTATTGCAAAACCACCTGCGGCAACTCCGGCAGTAGCAAAAGCACCACCTAAAAGTTTCATTGCTATTTGTTGTTTTTTAGCACCTGAAACGTTTGAGTCGGTTAAAGCAGAAAAAGATTTCTTAGCATTATTTAAACCTCTAGGATCGAACGTAGAGATAATACTGGCAATAATGGCCATTATTTATCACCTCTCACTTTTGCTTGTCGAGTGTTAAATTCTTCTTCTGTTCTTATTATCGCATCTTTGACACCATCTTGAACTTCTTTTAAATTCTTATCTACGGCTTTAAATAAAGATCTCATCGGTCTACCGAATCCTTTAGATTCTAATGCTTTAGCAAACTTGTTATTAGATTTAGTTCCAGCGTACTCGAAAACCATTGCCGCACCATTAGATTGAATAACGGATAGCAAATTCGTGTAAAAGTTTTTACCTTTATTTTTTCCTTTTGGTCCTACCTGAGCGCGAACACCTTTCTTAGCAGAGGCTTCGTGATAAACAGGGAAACCCCAAGATCCTGATTGCTTAGGTTTCCATCTTTCGTTTGGTCCGACATTGACCCCACTAGAAGTATTTTTTCCACCCCAACCTGAGAGCGTACTTGTTTGTGTAGGAAGAAAAAACTGTGCATCTTTGACAATAGGTTGCGCAATTTTAGTCATCTCTCTAAAAAGACTTTTCTTTAAATCGACTTGTTCATATTTTTTTAAATCCTCTAATAACTCGAATACACCCTCTAATTTAATATTTCCGTTGGCATCTGATCCGACTTCTTTAATTGCCATTAACTTTTTACTTTCTAGGTTTATTGATTTCGGTAACACGCCAGCGCAAATAGCGTTCCATTGTTCTTACAATTCTAGGCGATAAAGAAATAATTTGTTCTGGACTAATGTGAAACTCGTAAGCAAGATGAATTAAGCGCCAGTGGGCGCTTTGCTCTCCAGGGGGTCTATATCTTCGACCTCATTGCCTACAACAAATCCACATTGAGCAATATCTTTGCACCAATCTTCGAAAGAAAGTTTTGTTTTCTGATCTCTTGATTCGGCGTGCCAAGATAACCAAGTTAAATGTTTTAATCTTGATTTTTTAGGGTCTAAAACTATTGTAAATGCTTGATCGAATTCATCTTCAAAAGCAATAAAATCTGCCCACTCTGCTTTAACATCGCGAGTAGATTTATTTTTTGAAGTGATGCGCAGGTTAAGAAACACTTTTTATCCTTTGTTATTAAGCAGAAGTTCCTCTTGTAACTGTACCGGAAGTTGGCCAAGTTACAGAAAGGGTTGCAATATCGCCAACGCTGGAAGCGAACGGAGAATATTGTGTTACTAAACAAACTGCTGTGTAAGCAGGATTAGTTGTACCAATAGCACTTGAAGTTGGTTTAATAACGACAGTTGCATTTGATCCAAATAGGGGATATAAAGTTGCATCAACGGAAGAAGCACCAAAGTCTTGCATAAAGTTTAAAGTTAAAGATCCGGACTTTAAACCAGCAATTCTGGTTCTCCACTCGCCACCGAAAGCAGTGGTTTCGAGATCATCTGCTGTAAGTGCTAATTCTACAGAATTAAGACTTGTAGCAAAAGAACTTCCATTAATGGTAATCGCATAATCGGTTGCTGCGAATTTCGGCATAATGTTTTTTCTCTTTCTCTTTCTTACGCGTAAGTGAGAACTACGAACTCACAACCTAAGTATGTCACATCTCCGATAGGAATTTGTCCATAGTTCCGCATTTCGATTACGCGACAATCGAAAACGCTTCCTCCAAGTGTTTTATCACCCTCTATTGCGGCTTTGATACTTGAAGAACCTGTTGTTGCGCAATAAGCATCTAAAGCGTTCTGTGCTTGTTTTTCGGCAACTCTTGAAACGATAAGAATAATTCTAAAAGTTGTTGTATCCATACCTCGACCGAAAGTGTCATCGTATCTTGTGTTGTCTGGAATTATTACGGCTATTGGTGGATTAGGGTTATCTGGTTGTGTAGAAGAAGTTCTTAATCCTGAAATTGTTGCTAATCGCGTTGCTAATCCGGCGCGAATATTCGTTATGCTAGCCAACGTTTCGAACTTTTCTGTAAGTTCCGATAAGTTGTGCAACATCGGGATCAAGATCACGAGTTACGCGCATAACTCCCATATCGCCGAAACCGGCAACACCAAGAGGTGAATCTAAACGTTTATAAATTCTTGAAGATTGAATTACACATGCTTGAGTTACGGCAATAGGAACTGAAGTCCAGCCCCAAACTCCGGTTATTTTTGCTAGTGCTTCACCATTTAAGATCGGCCATAGGTAATCTCCGATTGCACGAATTCTTGTATATGGCCAAGCAATTCCATCTGAGTTTCCGTTTAAAGGTTCTAATTGGTAATCGTCAGTTGCCCAAGTTACGTCGTACACACCATCAGCGTTATTTGCTGTTTGTAAAGTTATAGCAGTTCCGGCTAGATCATCTATTAATAAAACAAAATCATCATCGGGCGCGAAGTATCTTGTTGCCGTTCCTGCGTTATAAAAATTTCTACCGGTGTTGCCGTCGATCGCTCTAGATGCCGCCTCGATCGCAATTTCTAATAAAGCATCTTTCC